GTGTCACCGGCCGACCCGCCGCCCAATGTGATCGTCTGCACTTCCGCTGTGGGCGTCGGCGACAGCGAGTCGTTGAAGTCGATGTCCGGGATGGCGTCGAAGGTGATCGACGTCAGCGTCCACAGGTGGTCTGCCCCGCCGTTGACGAGGGCGCGCGGGTTGTAGTCCTCGTGCACCATGATCATGACGTCGCCGGTCTGCGCCCAGCGGATACCGGCGACGGCTGACAGCGGCCATGGCGTCGCCGCGAGGTATGGGTTCCCGCTGCCATTGATGTTCGCGATCAGGGCGCCGTTGCGATAGAAGTAGATCTTGTTGTCGGCGAGCAGCAGCAGGTACTGCACCGTGTTGCTGTTAATCGAGAAGGCGACAGGACGTGGTGCGGCCGCCAGTCCTGAGAGAGTGCCGATGTGCCTCAGCCCGCCACGCCGGCGGATACTGCCAAAAGGCGTGATCACGCAATTCGTACCCTGCTGAAGGCCGCGCTCGTAGTTCGCGATGTCGACGCGCGAGTAGAGCCGCGGGTCGAGGACGCCGCTGGTGAAGCTCGACTTGACCAGGTTGGCTGTCGGCATCAGAGCGTCCCACGCCTCGCCGACACGAAGGGACTGCTCAGGAATCGGCGATTCGGCCGCTGCTGGGAATCTATGGTGAGGGATACGGCAAGATTGGCCCGCCTGGCGAGCTCTGCATTCTGCTGGGCGGCCGCCGATCCGGTCAGGGCCGGCGCCATCAGCACGGCGAGCTCGAACCCCAGGTAAAGCTCGAAGTGCGGCGGGATCAGTGCCTCCGTCTGCGCGTCACGCACGACGTAGTCGGCAGATGCGGCGCTGGAATTGGTGAGGATTCGGTCCCGGTAGATCTCGTAGGCCTGGTCCGGGTAGATCCTCTCCAGTCGCAGGCACTCTGTCGGTATCTGGTACTGGTACGCCCACTCGTTGAGCGGCGGGCTGGGGATCTGGGACAGCTCACCCTTCACTGTGGCGAAGCGCCAGGGGCCGCGGGCCAGAGCGGCGTTGAGCGCCGTGTCGTAGTTCTCCACGCCTACCTGACAGGCCAGGCGGTTCTCCGAAAGGGAGGCTAGCGGCTCGTCACCGAGTACCGCGAGCGCGCGGTTGATGATGGCGAGCTTGGAGGTCGCCATGCTCGCGGCCTTACTTCGCGCCGGTCAGCGAGGGGCTCGTGTTCGGACCGCGGACTGAGCGTGCTGCCATTGCGTGGTTCCTAAAAAGCGCCGGGAGGGGCTGCCTCCCGGCGAATTACAGGGGGAAGCGAGAAGCAGACCTGTTAGTCGATGTCCGTGCCAACGTTCAGCGCAGTGTGGTCCGTGACGTCCACCGCGCCACTCGCCTTGGAGTTGACGTGGCAGATGCCGGCAGCAGACAAGGTGCCCTCAGCGCCAACAGCCGTGGCCCACACCAGCGTGTGGATTTCATCACCGACGCTGAGTTCATTGCTCGCGCCGTTGAAGTATCCGGCGTTGTCGACGGTCGCGAGGGGGTCCAGCGTGTCGTATTTCCAGATGCGGCGAGGGCCCGCGGCCGGACCTACGCAGTAGAGGTACTTGCGATCGAATGCCATGTGCGTTTCTCCGAGAAGTTGAGGTGTTGTAGCCGTCGCCGCCCGATTACTCGTAGCAGGCGATCTCGACGATGCCCTTGATGACGGCGGAGCCGGCCGCGCCTTCGCGCGCCACAGCGCCCGCCTTGTAGTCCTGGCAGGCCAGGTGCGAGCGCTTGGTGGGCACCCAATCGACGGTGACCGCCTTGTCGATGGCGGCCGCGAGACCGATGGAGAGCTCGTGGTAGGCGAAGATGTGCCGGTCGTTGGACACCTTGAGAAGACCGCCCTCGTCCTGGTCCGGAACCATGTGGAACTTGAAGCCCATGAAGGTATCGATGTCGCCGCTCACCAGCGCCTTGACGCCGTTGTAGTCCGAGCTGGTCGCCTGGGTGGTGCCGAGCAGGGACTCGAGCGCGATGGCGTTGACCAGGATGTGCCGGCCCTGCTGGGGGACGCCGTTCGCGTTCATCAATCGGGAGGCCTTCCGCAGCTTGTCCACGTTGAGGTTGGTGTTCGTGCCGCCGATCGAGGTGGCCACCGTGTAGGTCGAGCTGGCGTCGTCCAGCGCGTTGATGATGAGCTGGTCCTCGCGCCGCTTGATGGCCTGGGCGATGGCCATCGCGAGCTCTTTCTGCTCGTCGAAGTTGACCTCCGCCTGCTTGAAGATGTCGGTGTATTCGGACGCGTGCCAGTCCGCGAGGACTGCGGGCTGGATGCTGTGGCCGACGTTCATCGGGATGACGTCGTCCTGGGCCGACTTCTGCTTGGCGATGCCCTTGCCCATGGCGCGGAAGTCGTAGGTGCCGCCGACGACGCCGCCGCGGAAGGACACGGTGCCGCGCAGCCCTGGGGTTGCCTGGTAGGCCTGCTTGACCTCGGCGTCGAACTCGGTCTGTGCGACGTCGGAAAGGAAAATGGACATGACTCGGATCTCCTGTTACGAAAACTGGTGGGTTCTCGCATCGGTAGGTCCGGTCAAGTCGGGCCGACGCTTGCGCGGTACGCCGCGCCTCGCGTCCTGGTAAGGCCGGGCCCTCAACCGAGGGTAGGTCCGGCCACCTGTCGGACGTTCAAGGGAGAGCCTACTCCGGAAATGCGGCGATGAGGCGTGCGATTCCGGAGTAGGCGCGCGGATTGGCTAGCGCCGGACGGGCCGGCGCTTGAGCACCTCGGCGCGCCGGCGGCGCACCTCCTCGCGGTACTTGGGGTCGATCTCGACCTTGCGCTGGCCGTGCTCGTTCATGGCGTTCCAGTCCCGGTCGACAGCCTCGAGGGTGTCACCTGTTGGCACCTCACCGCCTGCCTCGAGGGACGGCGGCAGGGTGGTCTGCATGAGTTCCTCGACCGCCAGGAACGCGCCGGCCGTCTGGATGCCGTCGTAGAGCGACTGGAAGGACTCCGGGGACACGGTGGCTTGCAGCCAGGTGCCGACTTTCTCGATTCGAGCCTCGTAATCCTTGCCGATGGTCGCGAGCTCGGCCTGCAGGATCTCCTTCTGCGAGGCCTCCTGCGCCTGAGCGAACTGGCGCACGAGGCCGTTGAACTGCGCATTCGACAGCTCGCCATTATCGCGAGCCCAAGAGGAGACGGCAGCGTACACGGGGTCCTTGGCCATTTCAGCGGGAGGCTGCCAGCCGTCGCTCGGCTCCAGTGTGTACTCCTTCGGCGGCTTCTCGCGCTTATCGCCGAGCTTGCCCTGGAGCCAGTTGAGCTGATCGAACACTGCGCCGATGCGGATCTCGCGCTTTTCGGCATCCCAATACTTCGCGGCGACCTTCTCCGGCCGGCCGGTCTTCTCGTCCGCCTTGCCGTAGAGCGCAGGATCGTATGACGGTGGCGCCGGCGGGGCGGCGGGGGGCGCCGCTGCAGGCTGTGATTCCGGCGCCGCCGGGGCCGGCTGGTTGTTCGTGGCGGGATCGGCGGCAGGCGCCGCCGGTGGTGGTGCCGCTGGCGCGGCTGAGCTCATGATGGTCATGTTGTGGGCCCCTGTTTCGCTCGTTCTATCATCGCGAGAAGTTGTCGCACCAGGTCGTTCTGGCCTTCACGTATGCCGGCGGCGCGCTCGCTCGCGCTGCCATCGCCAAAGCGGCGGAGGGCCGGTCATGAATCACCGCAGCTACGGCGAGACCAGGAACTGCAAGGGCTGCCGGTTTTGGAGCGAGATGATCGCCCGCGCCTATGGCGGCCCGGTTGAGGCGCTGTGCCTATCACAGACTGGTCCGGCGCGCGGCAAGTACACCGTCGGCATGTGGACCTGCGATGCCTGGGCCAGCGGGCACCTCGGCGCGATCGACGACCCCGGCTCGTTCCAGGACCGTTACGCGCAGGAAGCCAAGGCGGAGGGCCCGGCATGAGCCTCTTCCAGATCAAGCATCGCATCACGGGCAACGTGCTGTTCGAGCGCGACTGCGACTCCATGCGAATCTGCGTGGAGGCGGCCGTGGAATCGCGCGCCAACCTCGCGCGCGCCAACCTCGCGGGCGCCAACCTCGCGGGCGCCAACCTCGCGGGCGCCTACCTCGCGGGCGCCAACCTCGCGG